CCGTCTGAGGAAGGTATCGCTAAAGTTTCTCCAGAACAATATGTTCAATTAATGAATGAAATTCGTGGTGATGATGTGCCTATGGAAGGAAGAGTCCAAGAACTAGCAGGCATTGTTGGCGAAAAAGATGCTACTGATACACCTTTATCTGTTCTCGCTTTAGTTCAACCAGTATTTGAATTACAAGAACAACAAGGTATTGCTCAAACACAACAAGCTCAGAGTATGACGCCACCTATGGCTTCAGAGCAATTAGCTAACCCTGAAAACATGGGTATTGTAAGAGCTAATACTGGTATGTTCTTAGACGGAAATACTTATTTTCAAGGACAGCCTACTAATTTCAATGTTTTAGGAGCTAAAGATTTTGCCAATATGTATGATCTTTATAACAAAGGTGAATTAGCAAATGTCGCAATGGGAGCTTACACAACAGGAGCAGCAGATGTAAAATCAGAATTTAGTCCTGAAGCTCTTTTATTACAAATGCAGAATTTACAAAAAAACAAAACTTTTGCAGAGATACTTCAAGAGAAAAAAGATTTAATGGCTAATCTTGATTTATATGGTAGTCAAAAAGATGCCTTAAAATTACCTTTTTATAGTGGAATTACACAATTTGGATTAGATGTAGCGAGAGGAGAGAATGTTCCAGAAGCTGCTTTAACAAGATTTCAAGAAGCAACTCAATCAGCTTTACCTATGGCCTTACAAATAAAACAAGCAGAATCTCAATTACCTCTAAAATTAGCAATGAGTGATTACGCTTCTCAAGTCGATAATAATCAAGAGATTCAAAAACTTGTTTTAGAAAAAAGTTTTGATTTAGCTAAGGAAAGAGAAAAAAGAGACGGAATAGGAACAGTTGGTGTTGTTGGAACAAATGATGATGTGATTGATAATGTATTCGGAGAGGGTACTTCGGGAGCTCTACCAAAGGGAACCATTGTTCAGAAAACTTCCACAGGAACTATGAGTGTTATTAAGCCAGACAATATTAGTGCTAGTCAATTAATAGTAGTTAAAGGAGAATATGTATCGGATACCACAGGACAAAAAGAAAAGGTTGATATTATTTTAAATCCTAAAGATAAAAATTTTATGGAACAATTAAACTTTTATAGAGGAATAAATCAGCTACAGGAAGGTGCATTAAAAATAGAACAATTTATAAAACCTTCGGAAACACAAATATTTATTAACCCTGAAGGATTTAAAGATGGTGGTGAAGTGGTAAAAAGAAGCAAAGGAACAGATGACAACCCTATAGGTGGTGAAGTTAGTTTTTCATCTCCTTCTTTAGAAAACATACCTAGCTCAGAAGAACTAACACAAGCAGGTGTTGATACAACAAAATATATTCCTTTTGGAAGTCTTCTTAACACAACTGCTTTTAAAGGGGGAGATAGAACTTTAGCTGAGCGTTATAACTTAGGAGTGGAAGTAGCTTTACCTAGATTAGAGCAGATGTATATTACTGCTAGTCAGTATCCTTCTTTTTTTGGATTGGAAGGTCCTTTCTTCTCTGGTGGAAAAACAGTAACAACTTCCGTTGATCAGTTTTTAAAAAGAACTATAGGTACAGGTCTTCCTGAAGAATTCATTATTGATGACCCTGAAATAACTGAAGTTAGAAACATGATATACAACATACCAAAAGTTATTGCTACAATAGAAAGAGGTTCCACAGGAAAAGCTCCAACAGAAACTGAAATTCAAAACATCATGAAAAGATTAAGTTTTGGAGGAGTGAGATCAGCACAAGAAGTCAAAGATGCTATTAAAGCAGAATATAAAACACTTTTCGACACAATAAATTCTTATCGACAAGGTTTAACAGGCGAAGTATCTAAATACGAAGAACCAAAGATTTTTGATCCTGAGTATGAAAAAACAGTTTTTGCTGACTCTAGTGGTGTAATGGGAGGCATGGACTTCTTTAAAGTAAAAAAATTATTTCCTGATATGGACACAGACAATGTATTAGAGATTTATAAAGAGCCTTTATTTAGACAAGCTATAAATGCAATTGCAAATGGAAAAGACCAAAAAGCTGTTCTTGATCTTTTCAAACAGTTAATGGGTGAAAAATACGGTTTTTAGGAGAAACTATGGAAAATGAAGATACAACAATTACTCCTAATAATGCTAATCAAGTACAGATTACAGGAGAAATAGATTTAGGTCCTTTTACTGACCTACCTTTAAAAACAACAACTGTAGATCCTTTTGCAGAATTACCTTCTGCAAGTGTAGAAGATAATACAATTACTCCTAATTTGACTGGATTTCAGTATCCTTTGTTTCCTTGGATGAAAGAGGATGTTTATGTTGATCTTTCACCTGATGAAAAAGGAAATAAAATTATTTATCTTGGTGACTCTCCTTTTAAAGAAGATTACGAGCAACTAAATAATCCTAATGAACAGTCTTGGTTTTTAGAAACTTTTTTAGGTTTTGATCCTCGATATCAAATATCTGATGATATGAAGAACGCTTATAATGCTCAAGTAGATGCAGTTATAGAGGAGTCAGGACTAAAAGAAGTTCTTCCAAAAGAACTTACTACCATTTCAGGAAGTATTGGTGGAGCAGCACTTTTGAATCAATTAGGGCCTAAATATAAAAACCTTTCTCCATCAGCAAAAAAGGCTTTTGATTTCACTGTAAATAAAATATGGCAACTTCAAAAGAACACCATCGATAAATTACCTATTCCTGATAAATTAAAAAAACCAATTAAGAAAAAATATATAGGAGGTGCTATTGCTTCTATTATAGGTGCTACCAGTGCAGGCACAGTGTATGATTGGGTAAGTGATAAATTAGACGGTGATGAAGAAACCGTACAGGAAATATACAGTAAACTTCCTGAAAATTTAAAAACAGAGTTTGGATACGAATTAATTGGACTAGGTATAAATAAAATTTTTGGTCTTGGAAAAGATGCTTTAGTTTATGGTACAGCTCCTATTAGAAAAAAATTAGGTGAGTTTTATGAAACAGGAGTAAAACCAGTTTTAGCTGATGTAGTAAAAGAAGGACAAGGTTATGGTAAATCTTTTTTAGAAACTTTTGGTAAGCTTCCTTTGATAGCTGGTCCTATACAAAAAACAATCAAAGAACAAGGTCCAGTTTTAAGAGATAGAATTGATAATATTATTGATTCATTTGCCCCTAGACTTAATAAAAACACCGACGAAGCTACTTTATTTTATGGAGGATTTTTAAAAGCAAAAGCTGAATGGAAAGCAACCGTTGGAGCTGCTTATGATAATTTTTTGGACATAACCAACAAAACCTTTGGAGCTAATAACAGAGTTTTTGCAATGCCTAATACAAGAAAAATAGCTAATGACATCATTAACGACACTCAACAAGGTGTTTCCGATATCTTAAAAGATAGTAAGGCTTATAAATGGGCTCAAGGTTTTTCAAAAAAATCACAAAACAAAAAATTAACAGTTGAAGAATATAGAAGTATTCAAAAAGAGATAAATAGAATTAGAAAAACGGATCTTAATCCTGATGAAATCCAATTATTAGACGACATATCTGAAGCAGTAAGAGAAGATTTAAGCTCTTTTTCTACTATAGGATTGGATGAACCTGTTATTAAATTACTGAATGACGCTAAAAAGTATGCAGATGATATCTTTATCTACGGAGTAGAAAGAGGTGGAGATTTACCTTTAGGAAAAGATTTTTTTACTTCAGGTGTAGTGGCTCGATTGGCAAAAAAATATAGACAAGGTACAGATACTTCTGATTTTAAAGACGCTATTGATTTTGGTGGTGAAGGTTTTACCGTCAATAAGGTAATAGACTTACCGGGAGCTCCTGGAACCAAGATAACTAAAACTTTTAAAGTGGATAATTTGTTTGAAGTTCCTTTGAGTAAGTCAGGAACTGAGTATTACAATAATATTTGGTTGGAAGCAGTCAAAGAATTTAAGTCTCCTGTTATTATGAAACAGATTTGGAAAGCCACGAACAAAGATCCAAACGTCTTTGGAGCCTTTATGAATAAATACTTAGATGATGCGATGACAAAAGCTTCTAACGCCTTGGATAATTCTGGAAATAAAGTTAATCCATTTCAAGATACAAAAAACTATTTGTTCTTTGACCCTAAGGTTTTTAAAAATGAATTATTTGGTTCTGACGGATCGAGAAGAGAGTCTATCGAAGCAGCCTTAGATTTACTTCATGCTAGTGATCCAAAAAAATTTATTTCTGGAAAACAATTTTCTAAGTTTGTCGATGTTTTAGATGTTAGAGGAAAAACATTTATTCCTAGTGTTGCTACTTTGATGTCTAGAAGGTTTGCCTTAGGTTCAGGAGTGGGAGGAATAGGAGCCTTAACATTTATGGCAGGTTTCGGTTTCTTAGATGAATTTGCAACCATTGGAGGAATTTTAGGTGTTCCTACTTTTTTAAAATTAAGAGGAATGGCTAAGTTATTAGGAGACCCAAAAAGAGCTAGAGCTTTTTATAAAGCTATGGATGAAACAACTTCTTATAAAACAAGATACTCTAATGCTTTAAGACTTCTTGATTTCTCAATTACTGAGGGATTTAAAAATTTAAGTGGATATACTGGAGAAAGATATGATATAGCAAAAGATAGATATGATGCTTTGATTGAGTTTAGAAACGAAGCTCAAAAATTCTATGATAATATGCCAGATAACTATGACGGAACGGATTTAGAAAAGCAGTCTCTTATGGATATTGAAACATTAAATGCTCCTGAAAACAAAGGTGTTCCAGTCGTGAACCGTGGATCTGGAGAAATACCTTCAATACAACCTGTTGATATTCCACAAGTCGACTTTGCTTCTCTAGGAGGAGGACAAGGTGGTGGAGCAACTAATCCACAAACCATGGCTAGTTTACAATCTGTTGGCTTACCTCTTTTCAATGCCGCTGAGGGTGGTATCGTGGACCTCTATGAATCAAAAAAGTTTAAAAAACCACAGGTGGTAGCGTAATGGCAAGTCCTTGGGAACAAGCGAAAGCAGGACAAAAAATATCTGCTCCAAAAAAATCTAAGTATCAAGGATACAGAGGTCAGCCTGGTGGATCATCATCTATTCCTTCCTCAGGAAAAAAAGATGCCTTTGTTCAATTACAAAGACAAAAGTTTTTTGGTGATAGAAATATACCTGAAGAAAGAGTTCTTCGAAGAACACGACAAGAAGGTGGTATTGATCAGTTTAAACAAGCGCTCATAGATAAAGGTAGAGTTTTAAAAGACTCTAAAGGAAACGTAGTTTTAAATGCAAATACAGGAGAGCCAGTTTTTCTAACAGATGTACCTGGAGGAAGAAGTGTTTCTGATGTAGCTCAAGATTTAGCCTTTAGATTTGGTCCGACACCAAGAGAAGTAGTAGGCGATATTGGATATGGTTTAGGACAATTAGCTAAAGCGTATGGAATTCCTGTCATTAGTACAGCTCAAAGAATAGGTGGAGGTTTAAAAGACTTATATGACTATTTTTTCACAAAACCAACTGTCACCTATGGAGGAAGTAGTGATATAACAGTAAAAGAAGAGCCAATACAAACAGTTCCTCAGTTCCCATACAATTTTGAAACAGTAATTAAACCTAGACCTCTTACTAATGAAATTCTTCCTACTGAATTAACAGAAGAAGATTTTAATAATACTTATAAATTTTTAGATCAAAGGTCTCGTTTAGATAATCTTCCTTTTAAGGCAAAACCTAATGTAAGTAATCAAAATGAGTTTCAAACAACTTTAGCTGATGCAAGAGCAGATAACGTAGGAATAAATTTAATAGGTCAATTACAAAATTTACAGAATTTAGCTCAACAATATAATTTAGATAAAATCCAATTTGATCCGTTTAATCCAAACCAAATAGGATATAAAGATCAGTTTATGTTCAATAATACTCCTGTAAACTATAACGTAGGTATTGGAGATCAAGGAATACAAGGTGGATTAAGTTTTGTATTTAAAAATGGAGGAAGTGTAGACAAATACGCTGGTTTAGGTTATAAACTTAAATAAATGAAATTAATTCAATTTATTATAAATACATTTAAAAGAAAGGTAGAGAAAGATCCTCATGAAGAACATTGGGGAATAGGTGCATCATGATTGAAATTACAGATGAATTGAAGGCTAGGGTTATAGCCCATGAAGGAATTGTGGACGAATTATATTTAGACAGCCTAGGAAAAGCCACTGTGGGCATCGGCCATTTGATACAGCCACATGAACGAGATAGATTTCCTGAGGGAAAAAAGATTTCTAGAGAAGAAATCGATGAGTTGTTTGATATTGATATTAATAGAGCAGCAGCGGGAGCTGACTTACTAATTAACGAATGTATTGGACACGATTTACCTCAACACGTAGGCGAAGTAATTGTGGAAATGGTTTTCCAACTAGGGACTCAAGGAGTTCGAAACTTTAAGAAGATGTGGAAAGCAATGAGAGTCAAGGATTGGAAAACAGCGTCACTGGAAATGCAGGATTCTAGGTGGCATAAACAGACACCGAAACGCTGCGAAGAACTAGCTGAAATAGTTGCAAATACATAATTAATTCCCATATAGATTAAAGAACTGCTTTTAAAGGGTTCTTTATTAATGCTCATAGAAGGAGATTATTATGACAACACTAAATTATAATTTAATGCGTTCAATTATTGGGTGGGATCCAAGTTTCTTAGAAGAAGAAGCTTTTGAACAACATTTTCCCCCTTACAACTTATACGAAATAGAAGAAAACAAGATAAAGCTAGACATGGCTTTGGCTGGATATAACAAAGACAAAATTGAAGTCACTGTTAAAGATAGTATTCTTTGTGTTTCTACTAAAAAAATTAACAAAGATTTAAAAGAAAAGTCTTTTATTCATCGAGGAATAGCTGAAAGAAACTTTGAAAGAAAATTCAAACTAGCTGAATTTATGGAAGTGACTGATGCTAAAATGGAAGACGGTCTTTTACAGATTATCTTAGAAAGAATTGTTCCTGAAGAACAGAAACCTAAGAGTATTGAAATAAAGTAAGATTAGGGGCGAAAGCCCCTTTTCCTACAGAGTTCTTCTAATAAAGTTTGGAAAGCGACCTTCTTGTTTGAAAGTCATATAAGCTGCATACCAATCTTTTTTGTATTCAGACTGACAGAACTCTTTAATTGATTCTTCTTTTTCATCACTTTTAAAAAAGTTTAAGAAGTGATTCATTGCTCTATTAGTTAAATTAAACATTTTTATTTTCTCCTTGATAA